TGCTAAAACATTTACTGTAAGTTCTATTCCTCTTTCTGCAGGTACATTTATTAATAATACCTCACAGAGAACTATTGCTCTCCCAACATTCCAGAGAAGAAATTTTGCAAAAGATTTCTATGTATACGACGTACAAACTATTAATGAATATATTAGTGGAGAACAAGATGGTGTTTATCATCTATCAATAATCAATTCTTCAAATACTCCAAAGGTTGCTCCATTCAATACAGATCAGTACTCATTATCTCAACCTATTAATAATTACTACCCACAACTAGATAGAGATAATCCTGTTGTTGAATCAAAACCTTCTTCATGTTACCCACTCTCCGATAATATTGGTGAAGTTGTTATTAATAACCCCAAAAATAGTATTACTGGGGAAACACTAAATGAGATGTTAAATCAAGTTGGTGTTGCAATTACAGGAATTATATCAAATAATGTAGGAACTGCATATACAATCTTTACTGCATATGACCATGGGCTAAATAGAATTACTGTTCCTACAATCAATAACTCCGGTGCAGGTTATGGTGATGGTTCAAGTACAATTCAATACTATTATAATGCAAAACTTCAAAACATTACTAGTGGATCGATTGGTGATTTCTCTACTGGGTTAGTTACCATTGATGGAACATCTGCTGGTGAAATTATTGATATCCAGATTATGGATGGAGGTTCTGCGTTCGCAGCTGGAGACGAGTTTAGAGTTGTTGGTATCGCAACAACGACGGGATTCAATGCAGCTACTGGTAGTGTAAACAAAATTTACGATAGTAGAGGAGAAACTTTACAACTATTTGGTATTAATGATTATGATGGTAAGAAGTTCAATCAATTCTATAGAATTGATGCCATATCAGCAATTAATCAAATTGAAGTGACTCCGGTATTAAGTTCACCAGGCATTACAACATTAGGATTTGGACCAGATAAACTTTCAGGTGGTGGATTTAGTCTTGTTGGCCCATCTTACGATACTGAAAATTTTGTATACAATAAAGATGTTGGTATTGCGACTATAACGACAAAATACAGTAATAATTTTAGAGTTAATAATTCGGTTATTGTAAGTGGTGCAGGACAAACATTCTATAATGGTTCGTTTGTTTGTATTGATAAGATTGGATTGACCACAGTCGTTCTTGATGTCGGTATCAGTACAGTCACACCTCCAATTAATGGAATTATTCAACTATTCCCACTTGGTTTTTCTGGAAACTTTGGCGATCTTATTGCGAGAAATGGAAGGCTGACTGGTAGAGAAAGTCAAATTTATGCGGGTATCTCAACTACACTGTCAAATACAGTCACTAGTAAAACAACAGATATCATTAATGTTAATAATATGACCAATTATGATTTTAGAATTGGGGATTTTATTAGAGTCAACGACGAATTGATGAGAATCAAAACTACTGTAAGTAGGGTGAGTGGAACTACACAACTTAATGTGTTTAGGGGTGTTTATGGTTCTATCTCTAACACTCATCCAATTGGGTCAGTTATTACCAAAGTTTATTTTCTCCCAATTGAATTTAGAAGAAATTCTATCATTAGAGCATCGGGACATACTTTTGAATATATCGGATATGGTCCTGGCAATTACTCTACGGCATTTCCTGATAAACAAACAAGAAGACTTACATTATCCCAGCAGATTAATTCTCAAGCACAAACGATCGCGGGTGGAGTTATTAACTACACTGGTATGAATGATAGAGGTGACTTCTTCATTGGTAACAAGAGAATTGCTTCTAATACAGGTAGAGAACAAGTATTTGATACTCCGGTTCAAACCTATACTGGTGAAGACCCTTATTCAAGTGGTATTTCTGATGATGTATCTGACTTCAACTACATTGAGGCTTCTATTGTTAAGATTGAAAGAAATGTGATGGTTGATGGTGGTGATAAGGGTAATATTCTTTCTCAGTTCAATGGACCTGTAGAATTTACCAAAAAAGTTATCAGTACATCAGATGAAGGTTTTGAAACTAATAGTGTCTTTATTCAAGGTAATGCACAAGTTTCAAGAAAGTTGACTGTAGGTATAGCCATACCAACAGAGGCTGGTACTCCTGGTGATATCGTCTTCAACGCAAATCCAGAGAACAGTGGAACAGTTGGTTGGGTCTACACAACAAACAATCAGTGGAGAACCTTTGGAGTTATCAGTTGATAAATAAAAATAATAATTCCTGATTAGCAAGATAAATGGCAGTAGATAAGGATTTTGTCATAAGAAATGGCATTCAAGTCAATGAAAATTTAATCTATGCTGATGCCAATAGTGACAAAATTGGCATTGGAACTACGACACCCGACAAAAAACTTGTAATTATTGGTGATACTGAGGTCAGTAAACAACTAGCTGTTGGTACTACTATTAGTGCACAAAGACTTGTAACCACTGGTGTTTCTACTTCTAATACAGGTCTTGATGTAGGTGTTGGTGGAACCGTATTTACGAGTTCTATTTTCACCAAAAAAGTTGGTATTAATTCTGCCATTCCTGCATACACTCTTGATGTTATTGGACCAGTTTCGATTGGTCAGACTGCAGAGTATGTTTATGGTGACCTAACAGTTACTGGTAACATTAAAGCAACATCTTTGGCAGGTCAAATTTCTGCTGGTGGAACAGTTGGTTTTACGAATGTAACTGTAGAAAAGAATTTAATTGCGAATGACGCTGAAATATTCACCAAGTTTACATTAGAAGAAGTTAATAGTGATACATTTAGGTTCTTAACTGCAGGTGACCCTCCAGGTATTGGTTTCACACAAAATACTGATGACCCAGAACTTTATCTGTTGCGTGGTAAGAAATATGAGTTTCATGTAGATTCTGGTGGTTTCCCATTCTATATTAAGACTGCACCAACGGCAGACTTGGATAATATCTACAATAATGGTGTAGATGGTAATGGTACCCAGGTTGGTATTCTGACCCTTAGAGTTCCATTTGATGCACCAAATAGACTCTTCTACCAAGCATCTAATGTTGCTGGTATGGGAGCAACAATATACCTACAGAATAATGGTAAACAAATTGATGTTGGTGTTGCAACAGTCCGAAAAAGATTAGATAGTGATGGTTATGCAGACTTTGAGAACATTTATGTATCAGGTATTGGTACAATTAACAACATCAAGAGTAACAATTATAGTGTAAGTGCTGGTATTGTTACAGTAAGACAGGACCAAACAGCATTCATTGGTGTTTCTACTGGTGCAGATAGAGTCAGTGTTCAGACTACAAGTAGTAGTGTTACACATCAGGTTTCTTTTGTTAATAATGTAGGTCTGGGTTCAAACTATCCACTTCACTTAATTGACTCTGATGTTAATCAATTAACCTATGTTCCTTCTACAAATGTACTATCTTGTACTAGATTTGTAGGTAATGTATCTGGTATTGCCACTGGTGCTGATAATATCAATGTAGATGAAATAAACACCAATACTGATTTTCAGGTTATCTTTAGTGAGCAAGGTGCAACTGATTATAAGAGGATGTATATTGATACTGACAATAGTCATCTAACATATAATCCATCTACAGAAACTCTTACTGTTGAAAATATCATTGGCAATCTCTTTGGTATTGCAACAAATGCAAACTTTATCAATGTTGATGAAAAGAGTGATAGTACAAACTATCAAGTATTATTCAGTGCCAATCAAGGTAGTGGATTCCAAAGACCTTATATTGATTCTCAGAGTAGTCAACTAACCTATAACCCATCAACAAATACATTCTCAGTTTCAAACCTTGTTGGTGATTTGGTTGGTGATGTAACTGGTAATCTGACTGGTGTTTCACTGAACGCAGATTTTATCAATGTAGATGAAATCAATAACAACACAAATTATCAGTTACTATTCAGTACTAACCAGGCTGCTGGTTATCAGAGACCTTATATTGATAGTGATTCAAATCAACTCACATATAACCCATCTACTAGAACATTCAGTGTTCAAAATATCAATACAACCACTATTACTGGTACCACTTTTACTGGTACTTCCAACCAGGCCAACTTTATCAATGTAGATGAAACTGGTTCTAATGCAAATTATCAAGTATTATTCAGTGTAAATCAGGGTGCTGGTTATCAGAGACCTTATATTGACAGTGGTTCTGGTCAGTTTGTTTATAACCCATCAACTAATAGATTGACGGTAGGAAACTTTACTGGTAATGGTGCAGGTCTTACTAATCTTGCCGGTGATAAGATTACGACAGGTACAATTTCTCCTGCAAGACTTCCTTCTGCCACAACTGCAATTCAAGGTGCAGTTATAGTTCAGAATGCATACCCACCGACAAGTACTTCGACTGTTCAACCACCAAGTGTTGGAGCGTTTAAGAAACTATACGATGCAGTAGGAAATCTGATTCCTCCTGGTTCGAAAATGCTGTTCTATCAGGCATCTGCACCTACTGGTTGGACAAAACTAACTACTGATAATAACAAAACATTGCGTGTTGTTTCTGGTTCTGGTGGTGGTTCTGGTGGTACTAATACTTTCACTAGTGCATTTAGTGTGAGGTCTGTTCCAGTACCTACTCATAATCATAATGCAAATGCCGGAGACCAATCCGCCAATCATACTCATGGTGGAGAAGCGGTAAGTGCTAATGCAAATCATACTCATGGTGGAAATGCGGCTACTGTAAATGCAGCTCATAACCATGGTATCAATTCAGGTGCTGCAAACGGCCGTTTTGTTACAAATATTAACTTTAGTAAAGGTGATTTTGACTCTGACGGCAGCAAGGAAGCACTAACTAACAGAGAAGTCTACTTCGGTAATGTTGGTTATTCTCAACAAAATGTGCAAGGAGGTAATGCTAGGCATAGTCATAGCATTACTACGAATGCTGCAAACGCAACTCACCAGCACAATCTTAGTATCAATACACAAACTGCAGACCATCAACATCCAATTACTGTTGGTTCTGCAGGAAATGGAAACAACATGGACTTCAGAGTCCAATATATTGATGTGATTGTCTGTAGGAAGGACTAAATACTCTTATTCACCCCCTATCATAGGGGGGTTGATTGGTGTTATTTGAGCAACATTAATTCCCTGTTGAAGGGCATGAGCATAAAGTTGTTGGTTCTGATGATTTGCTTCTACTACTTCATTTCTGAAACTTTCTACGGCAGCTCCAGTTTGATTTGACTTTTGTGCAATCTCGACTGTCATCATAGGCATCCATGATACCGCACAACGCCAATCATCAATCTCTTCCCCAGTATTAGGATTTGTTCCTCTTACGCATGTATACCAGGCACATTTATGTTCAACACATTTCTTTTGAATTAATGGACAGAATTCGCCTTTTTTCATGATATATCATCATACCTGAAAAATATTTATATGTACAGGTATAAATAAAAACAACGGATAAAACATTATAGATAATGTCTTTACTTAGGGCCGACAAGATAGCCAATAGGTTCAATAACAGTGGTCCTATTATTGTAGGTCCTTCTACTGTAAGTGGAAACTTTACTGTTACTGGAATACTTACCGCACTAGGTATTGGTGTAACAAACGATGTTCTAGTTGGTGGAGGATTAACCACTAAGTTCCTTACTGCAACCAATAGTTCATCACTATTCAACACATCTCTTACCGGTATCACCACTGCTGGTATCATCACCAATGCGACTTATTTTGGTGACGGTGTTAATTTATCAGGTATTGTAACTGAAATTCAACCTGGATCTGGTATCCAGATTTCACCAATATCCGGTAAAGGAAAAGTTACGATCTCCGCAAGCAACGTTGATGTTGCTGGATATTCGACCAATTCTGGTCTATCTACTGACGTAAAAGGTGGAATAGCTGGTGCTGTATTATATCAAGCTGGTCCAAATGACACCGCATTCACTGCTCAAGGAAGCGTGGGTCAGATTCTCAAATCGGAAGGTGCTGGAGCTCCTATTTGGACGGACCTTGCAGCAATTAATGTATCATATGCAGACAGTTCAGGTATTTCAACCAATCTAAAAGGTGGTTCTGCTGGTAGAATTCTATATCAAACAGGCATAGATCAGACTGAATTCTTACCGATTGGTCCTACAGGTAATCTTCTTTTAGGTCGGGGTACATTAGCACCAAATTGGATTGACCCCAAGGCAAATCTAGATGTCAGATATGCAAGACTATCTGGTATCTCTACTAATGTAATCGGTGGTATTGCTTCTGTTACTTCATTAAGTGTTTCTGGTATTACGACTCTTGCATCTAATGGTGGTATTACAACAACTGGTGGTGACCTTTATGTTGGAGGAGATTTATATGTACTTGATGATGTTATCTATGATGAGGCAAATGGTAGAAATCTTAATATAAGTGGTATAGCTACAATTAACACTCTTGATGTTACTGGTGGTGCCACTGCACAATATCTAAATGTATCTGGCGTCTCAACCTTTACTTCTAATGTTGACCTTAATGCTGGATTAGATGTTGATGGTCACACTGAACTTGATGACCTTAATGTATCTGGAGTATCAACCTTCACTGGTGCTGCTGACTTTAACGGTGACATTGATGTTGATGGTCATACTGAATTAGATAACTTAAATGTATC